ACAAAATCTTATTACAAAATCATTACAACCAACACAACTGCCATCATCACATGTTGCTAATGGATTGTAGTTCGTTGCATTAGGATCTGTACAACCATATACACATGCACAACAATTATTAAATCCATCAATAATTAATTGATTTTCACAATCCCATTGAGTAGAAAATGGTCCATTTACATCTTGTACACATGTACATCCATCATCTGCTTGAGTCATAAATTGCATAGTTGAAGAAACAAACTCTGGTGCAGCTAAACGAGCACTATGTGAATCTATTCCTGGAGATTCACTAGCTTTATCTATAATAAAGTCTGATACATTTTGCCATGATGAGACATTTGTAGGTAATCCGTAATTTCTTAATTCTGATATAAAGGCATGCCAAGTTTTAAAGTGTACTCCACCCATAGTTGGGAAAGTACTTTGAAAAGCTTTTGGAATTGTAATGGCACCAGTAGGAACAATATGATAATATAAACCAGTAGAAACTGTACCTCCTGCTTTAGGTTCTGTGATTACTTTAGCATTTGCATTAAGGAATGTACCAGGAATACTAAGCATATTAGTTTTCACTTTATAATATGCTTTAGTAAGATCTATATTATCCCCATTATCAATTTCACCTGTAGTTAAAGCTTGCATAAACGCATATGCAAAACCCCATTCTTGAGGATATTTTTGTGTATAAGATGTTTTAGGTTGTTTACCACCTGCCCAACCTTGGCCATCTGCTTTATTATTAAAATGTAATCCTAAATTACGGAAAGTAGAATATACTAATGGAGTTCTTAAATAATCTAAACCTGGAAAGATATATCCACTATCGTTTGTATGATTAAATGTTGACTCAGGTCTTGGATTTACATCAATAACAATAGGTCCAAATTTAGCATTATATTCTGATCTAACTCTACCTTGTGCAGAAAGTGAATCTTCTGTTGGCCAATTTTGTGCAAATTCTGCTAATTGTGGAATACATTCCCAATTATATGTACAACAATCATAGTTTGGTCCATAACTTGCATATAAACATTCACACCATAATACTGTAGGTGGTGTAATTGAAGCTGGTATACCCGCACCAGCAGGATTCCAAGCAGTTAAAAGAGCATTTAATTCACTAAGTGTTGTAGATGTAGTTACTCCTGTAACAGTAGCAGTTATACACTGTGTTATAAGAGAATCCCAATCAGTATATATTGTTGCGGGAGCACCAGGATTAATATCTGGTGCGATTTGTGCATCTGGTATCCATCCATCTCCTGCTGCAAATGTAGCCATATATCCACCAGTTGGACCTGTACATGCATTTGCTGGTGTTGAAAGACCTAAGTATGGAGTATCCATATCTTCATATTGGATAGTAGATACATCAATACTTGTAAGATTATTAGCTTGAACAGTCATATATTGATACATATCTACACTTAACATTGGTATACCAGGATTTGTATCAGTATTAGAACAATTTCCAGCTACAAATTCATTAGTTGGTGTTCCAATACCTGGACCTGATCCACAACAACCTGTTGCACTTGGAACATAGTTATTTGCTAAAGGATCATTACATCGATCATCACAAGGATTTTCACAACAACAGTCATTCCAACCAAGAGCTTGATCAGATGGTAAAGGATTACCATTACAATCACAATGTTGAGCTGAATATGGTCCATTTATGAAACATGATGAATTTGGATCTGTACATATTGGTATGCAAGCTTGGTTATTAGCACAATCTATACAAGAATTATTAATATCCAACATTTGAAGAGGATCAGTAGGATCTACTATAAAGAAATTATCTGTTCCAGCACCTACTCCCTCTACCCATCCAGCTGTAGCACTTCCTTCAAAACTTGTAGTTTGACCAACATATTCTAAACAATAAATTGTACCATTCCAATTAATTTGGAATGTCATACCTATTACTGGATATAGATTTGTACATAGATTACAGCTATATTGTGTATAATTAACTGATAGCTCAAATAAGAAGTAATTTGGATTTCCTTGATTTGCTGCCCAACCATCTGCTTCATCTTGTGGATCAGTTGCCCAGTCATTTATTATATTAATATATTCTCCTGCAAACTGACCATCACATACTCTATATCTTCTTGGAGGAGGTGTACTTACAGCTGTGCAAGATCCACAAGACTCCTGTACTATTAAATCACCATTACCATTCACTGCAGGAGGTGTAATCCACCAACTATTAGAATTCCAATGCAATCCGGTTCCAGAACCACCATAAAAAGTCTCCCAATAGTCAGAAGCTTGATTAGATGTACCCATATATTCTAAACACCACCAGGAACTTGGTATTCCCGCACTTCTCAGTTGAATTACATCCCCAACAGTTATACTTGGAGGTGCACCTTGATATCCTAAAAGATAAGTCATAAACTCTTCATTAGTTGCAGGTGTATTTTGTTGAGTTGTATCCCATTTATTACCCAAATTTCCTGTTAGATTTACATAAAATGAAGTTAAACCATTAAAATAATTTACATAACCACCATGAGCTCCACAAATTTTCCAAAGATGAAAATATGTACAACAGTCAAAGTCTGTACCTCCAGTAATACCTGAACAATCTTCAGTTGCATTAGGAACATAATTTGCAGCATTAGGATCTATACATGCACCTTCATCTTCTGAACCACCAGGAAGACCATCAAGCCATATACAACATGATTCATCTCCAAATCCATTATTTCCAGTTGGTTCACTTGGATCAAATACAACTCCGTCACAATCTAATTGAAATGGTCTTCCAAAGTCATATTGAAATCCAACACCAGTATTAAAATAATTGGTTGTTGTTTTATCAAAATTCCAAGCATTAGGATTACGACATGCACTTTGTTCATCCATCATACAAGCATATGTACCTATATACATACCTCTACTCATACACAGCCAATCGGTACAAGTATTTTCAAATAAAAATCCATTTACACCATCTACAATATATCCTGTAAATCCATTAGGAGATGTATTTGGATTATCCATTGGTCCAGATTTATTTAATTCATGCCAAGGTCCAGGAACATTATTTTGTATTTCATTTTGATTAGTAGTTACATTAAGAACATTATATAAATCACTACAACCATTACAATTTGGATCTCCTGCTGTAGCTGTAATAGTACCTACTGGTATTTCACCATAAGTTGCTTGTGAAATAAATAGACCTTGAGGAACACCAGCACCAGCAGCATATGTAGTTTCATCTACTATTTCAATTATTTCCCAACAAAAGGAAATCACTTGATGTCCTGTAGGATCAGCTTCAAATGAATAATAAATATTTTGTCCTACTTCCCACATTAATGGAGAAGTAGCAATTTGGTTCATATCACTATTTAGATAATCATCTTGACTAATGAATGCTGTATAAGTAGGATCAGTTGGTTGTCCAGCTGTACACATAGACCAATCATAGACTGAAATACCAGTATTTCCAAGATCACAAGTTCCATTACAAAAGAGGGATGCACCAGAAGTACTAGTTAGCCATTCATCGTAACTGCAAGCCATTAATCTTACAATTATTCCATATCCAGTTCCAGTATCAACATTAGGATTAACAGTAGGTTGATTTACACTATATGGGTTTCTTAAATCATTAAATGGGGTGATTGGCATCTCCTATTTTTCTTTTGTAGTTAACTTTATATCATAATCTGGTTTACATGTTTTATGAACTATCTTTCCATCAATACCAGCTATCTTTTGACAGCCGCAAGAAAAAGCAGTTCCACAATGTGCACAGGTGTTTGTTTGATTACTCATAGTTTTTTGGTTTTATTGGTTTAACAAATATTACAATTGATCTTTTCTAATTTTCTTTTAGCATAGTTATATAACTCCATTCCTTTTGCAGGGCTACCACAATATTCAACTTGTGATTTTGCTGCGTCAATAAGAGTTCTAATATCATACATCTGTCTTAAAACACCATCTCTATCAGATGATGGACTACATTTATCAATATCTAATTTACATAGTTTTTCATAATATAGTTTCATTATAGCTGTTGTTCTGAGATGATTGTATTCTACATATACTTTATCAGAAGGAGCAATTCCATATCTTATAATATATACTCCATCTTGTAAGTTGGTTCTTTCTGAATCACATGATGTTGTTTGTAATTCTAATGCACAAGAAGTTATAGATAAATCAAAACCTGGTTTAACTTCAATCTGTGAAGGCGCATTCCATCCTGGTGGTGTTATTGCTAAATCACCACAATCTGTTGATAAATTATCTGAGTATTGACTTGTATCTTTTATTACTAGTATCTCAGAATTTGCAACATCTAGTACTTCAAGACTTAATATGTGTTTGGCTGCCATGATATATTGTTAGATTACTATGTATTAATAATATACAAAATATAATAGATATAAAAAACAAAAAAGAGGAGAACTTAATGTCTCCTCTCTTTTTTTCTATGTTAGCTATATACTACTACAAGCAAACAGCTGTTCCGCCTACACCAGAACCATCACAAACATATGCAAATTCATCTGTTTCAAGCATAGTAGCGTATGTAGATATTATTGACCACAATGCTTCTGTAGCTGAAATCAATGATGTGTGTGCACATTTTATTGCAATAGCAACTATGTATTGATCATTATCAAATACTCCAGTTGGATTATTATATCTAGGCACAGTATGTTGTATATAGAAATATCTATATGTTGAATCTCTATCTACAGCTGCACATAATACATCTCCATGTTCAATCTCTCTGAAACGTGCAGAATCTTTATTACCTTGATTCCATCCACCATCTTGTCTGTAACGTCCATCTAAGATTAACTCATTAAGTACATTTGTACCTAATGTCTCAGCTGGTACTCTTGTAATCCAAGCTGGTACAGCAGTAAACGAAGTTCCTGGAGCAACTCCAACAGTAGATCCATCAAGTGTAGTACCATAAGTTACACAAGTATCAGCACAAGGATTACCCTCATCAGATAATAATGTTACACCTAAATCAAGAGTCTCATGTGAATAAGCATCTCTAGTGTCAAATGAACAACAGTCAAATGCTGTTTCAGTAGGACATAAAGTAATTGTTAATGTAGCACCAACTGCAACAGCAGTAATAATTTGATTCATATCACTTGCATCTCTCATAATTGCATCAGCCCAAGCTGCTGCAACAGAAGCTCCTGTATAGTATCCACCAGCTGGACAACATCCAGTCATGTCTGCTACAAAGTATGCATTTCTATTTAATGCTCTTAATACTTCAGTTCCTTTAATATCAATACGAATTTGTGGATGCCCTGTTCCGTCAGCACCTGCTACTAAAGCATCTGATGGATCACAGTCATAACATTCATCTGGAATTGTTAATGTTATTGTAGGACATTGAACGTCATTACAACATGAACTCCACATTCTAGTAATGTATTGTGGTTTAATAATTTTAGATTTGATACTTTCAGCATAACCACCATGAAGAGGGTTATTACCTAATGTATCTGTCTGATTCCAATTTCCCTGGACAATCAATAAATCCGTATTTGCTGGGATAGCACCTCCTGGATTTAATGTTTGATAAGTACAGGCATCTACTAGGCCTAATTGACCTGCAGTAAGTGCTGCTGTACTTACTCCTGATGCGCTCCAAGCATCCCCTGTCCCAAGGAATGTTTTCTTATACGCATGATTAAAATAACTCATTTTTTTTATTGCCCCTTTTCTATCAGAGGTCTTTTTTAATTACATACAATGCGTACCACTATAGTACACCCAATTATAATATAAGACTTTTTTTGTTAAAAAACAAGTCTTTAATTATTTTTTTCTGCAGATTGTGTTCCTCTAATTGCTTGATTTACAGCATCAATGTCTCCTGCTATAATAGCAACAGCTTCATCAATAATAACTTCAACAATATCATCTTTAAATTCTGGATCAATATCTACAATAGATGTGGTTTCCGTATAAGGATCAACACATCCAATTATTTCTATATTTACTGGCTTTCTATAAAATACAAGAGAAGGATTAACAATATTAAAATTTCTTCTAAATATTTTAACCGTATCATTAGTAAGAGTACAATATGTTTCACCCCAATCAAAATCAGGTCTTTTTAATTCATCTCTCATTAATAAATCAATATTTGCTTCCTCTGCTAGATAAACTGTCATTGATCTTGGTTCATCACAACATTCATCTGTAGCATCAGTACTTACTCTTTTATATTCTAAATAATCAGTTGGCCAATTATTTGATTGAAAAAAATCATTAAATGTAGTACCTACTAATGTTTGTGTTGTAAGAAGAAGTTGGAGATCATCAATACGTCTTTTTGACATCTCATCTCCTTCTTTATAGGCATTCGTACCATGTAGTTGTCTTCTACACCATTCAAGTTGGGCTTTATTAAAGGCTTCAACAATCTGCCAGCATTCTATATTATCATAGTCATTACTAGCTAATTTATTTAACCTTTGTCTAAATTTTATTTGGATAGTACCTACATTCATAGTTATTCATTCCAAAACTCTTCTATTCTATCCAAATAGTGAGTTAATGTATCATCATTCTTAGGATTCTTCATAAATTCTAAAACTTCACTGGGTTTTTTTCCCATTTTAACTCCAGCAAATTCGTCATGAAAATATCCATCACTTTTAGTTTGTATATAGTTATGACTAACTGAATCTTTTATCATTGCTCTTATCTTAAGATCTTGCATACTTTCATTTGATGTTTTTAAAAAATGTTCTGCAGCTTTCTTCTTTGATTTTTCTATTCCATTACCATTGATATATTTATCCATATTTTCATATAATATATCTATTGGAGTAGTTTTTGTATATTGAGTACTGTTTCCATCAACAACTTTAGTTATATATAATAACTTTGATGTATCAGTATCATATAAATTTTGTAAAGATGCAAGAGCTCTGTTTCTTATTTTTGATACTTTTGTACGTGTATCAACACTATCTTTTGCTCTATCTAAATAGAACCTTACATTAACATCTCTTTTACATGCATCAAGATCCTTTGAAATTATTGAAAATCCTCCTGCCTCAATTGCATATATTTTAATTAAATCATAAGGATCAACAGAAGGATCAAGAAATAATGGTTCATTCCCTACCTTAATAGTAATTTTATCCCAAAATTCTCCATTATCTGGTCTTACAACTTGAACTTTACTCCAAAAATCTTTATCTTCTGGATCAATAACATTAGTAGCTAACTCTTTTTCAAGTTGACATACTACTTTTCTAATTTCTTTAATTTTTGCTGTTCTTTTGTCAGCTGGTAAAATTTTAACATCTGGAGCAAATTCATTAAGTCCAGTTACATATCTTTTTATACCATTTCTTTCTAAACATGCTAAACTTTCATGGTGAAATACACCATCAAATATTGTCATGTTATATTTTTCAAGACCCATATTTTCTATATTTTCATCAAAATATGGACGTATTGCAACAGTTTGTTTTTTATTCTGTTGATATTTTTCTGTTATAGTAAGATCTTTATTAAATCCTCTACTATTACTTTTTGTTTTTGTTGTACTCATCTTAAATTTGGTTTTAATAATTATTAATTGGCTTAAAAGAAATAGGGAGGAGCACTGGGCTCCTCCTTCTTTCATAGTTATATTAGAATGAACCTCCTGTTACAGGATTTTTCATTACAATCTTAAGAACTTTAGTTGGATCTTTAACCCATACTGCTGGCATTGTTTGAGTCATCATTACTCGGTAACCATTAAAGTGACCTGCTGATGCAAAACCTTGAGTTCTTCCCATATAATCCATTGTACCATTTTGGTAGAACCATTTTAATTGGTTATCCCAAGATAATTTCAATAGATGGATATTATCATTACCCTCATCAGTTACATCAAATATGATGAAACTATAAGAAGATAAAGGTCTACCATCAATTAATGGATTCTCAACATCATTAGTATGTAAGTTATCAAACGCTGGGTTTAATACAAACTTAACATTAGCTAAGAAAGGAATAATGTAACTAGTATAAGCAAATCCAAATCCTAGATCCATTCCTTTTCCTGTTACAGCTCCAATTGCATCAGCATTTGTAATCATAGCAGCATTTCCTGCAGCTTCTGCAGCAATTGCAGCATTAACTAATTGCATTCCTCCAATACCTGTTTGTACAACTAATTGACGTTTTGGATCTGGTCCATCAAAGTCAACTTTTCCTACATAGAAGTTATATAGTTCATTTTTGAACATATCTAAACTAAATGCAGTCTTGTTGTATACACGTTTATAAGAGTTATCTAATTGTTTCCAAAGACCAACTGATAATCTAATATCATCTGGACCATCTTGTCTAACTCTACCACCATGACCCCACATTAAGTAAGTTTCAATGTCACTTGCAATTTTAGATAAGTGAGCTGCTTCCATAGAAGTTAAGAAAGTTCTAGAAAGAGTTCCATTATCAAATGCACGTTTAACATAGTCTTTACCCATGATTGATGCAATATCTTCAATAGAAGAAATTGACGGATCAACGTTAGTATCAAAGTTTCTCCAAATTTCAGTTACAGGAACAGTACCGTCAGCATTCATTCCTCCTTTAAGCATTAAATCAGCTCTAGAAGAAATAGTATAATGAACGTGTGCTTCAGCTCCTCCTACAAAGTTGTAGAATTCACGGAATCCATTTCCTACCTGAATATCAGAGAATCTTTCTCCATACTCACCTCTTGCAGAACCTTTTCTAAAGAATTTAGTACCCATTGCTAAGTATATATCTTTAAGTCCTACTCCTGATGCGTTATTTACTAGTTGTACTTGATAGATCCATCCGTCACCTATCTGAATAATATCTTCAGCAGTAACATAAAGTTCAAGACCATTGTACTTGTCATAAGTAATGATGTCTCCATGACCAAACTCTCTACGAGATAATTTAATCTTGAATGTTTGACCATCAATACCCCTGGTATCCCCGTTGACATCTCTAATTGCGTCTTGTACGCCCATAGATACAGGTAATTCTTGAGATACAGGTGTTTGCCACTTGTATTCTCCTCTAGCATTGTCCACCATAATAGTATTCTTACCACCAAAGGATGCCATTTGATACAAAGGCATTTCTACCTTTTGCGTCATTGCCCACAAATCCACTGGACCCATGTCCATTGGTTCTGCGTTCCCTAACATCTGTGTTAAGTGATATGAATCTATATGAGAACTTGCTTCATAATTTGTGTCTCTTAGAAAGAGACCGTTGTTTAAAATTGGTGTTGGCATCTCATTTTCATTTTTAATTAATAATTATTGTTGTTGTTAAAATCTTTTAAATATATTATTACTTCTAGGTAATGTTCTCTTCTTAGTGGTTTTTGTATCCTTTTCTTGCACCCCTGTTGAAGAAGCATTTATACTAGATTGAGCTGATTTGAGTTTTCTTACTGTTTTCTCTACAGCTTTGTTTTCACCTTTTGTCATTATTTGTTCTTTGTATCCTTTTGGATCTGCTAATAACCAGAGTGCCTCAGATACTAAATTATAATTAGGTTCAACAAATTGATATTTTTCTAGTAAATGTCCTAATAAGTTTGTATTCTGTCCAGATATAGATGGATATGCTGGATTAACTAACCCATTATATAATAGTGATTGTGTCTTTTTATTAACTTTCATATCACCTAGTTTACCATCTTTTAAAGTATTATATACATTTTTCATATAATCTTCTGATGCTTTACGTTGTTGAGCTTGTTTCATTTCTTGTTCCTGAAGTTTTCTAGCTACAACAGCTTCTGACATCTTATCTAATTTTGGTTTAAACTTAGATGCTTGTTTTTCAAGTTTACCTAAGTCTGACCAAATTTCAATTTCTTCTTGAATATCTTCTGCAGATCCATAACCAGTGGCAGACAAATATTCTCTAATTATATGAGCTTGTCCTTGTTCAGTACTCATATCTAATTCTCTTGTTTCTTCTACTTGAGATAATGCAGAGAATAGTCCTTTTAAATCTTGACCACCATCAGCAACATATTTTGCTGCAGTTTGTAATTCTCTTGGTAAACTATCAAAGAATTGCTTTGGTGTTTCTCTTCTTACTTTATTACCTCTTTCATCCATATTAGCCTGGATAAGTTCTTTCCAATCCTTAGCTGAATAATCATCTAAGTCTTTATCATCATCAAAAGGAATAATTTCTTCATTATCAATCATTTTCTTAAAGACATCAGTCATTCCTTCAATTCTCTTTCTACCTTTAACAGTTGATTTCTTTTCTTCATCTTCTGCTAATTCTAATCCATCATTTAGAATTTCATCTATTTCACTTTTTGAAACTTTTGGAGTTGTTTCCTTTTTTTCTGTTTCCTCAGTTTCTACTGATGTTTCTGTAGTTTCTTTTTTATCTGATTCTAATGTAGTATCCTCAGAAGATGTTTCTTCTTTAGTCTCTTCTTTAGGTTCATCTACAAATGATAGATCTACATTTTCTGGTCTTGAGAACAAGTTAGGTTTTTTAGGAGTGTTCTCTTCAGGTAATGTTATAGAATCAGCACCTGGAGCTCCATTAAAGATCTCATCTAAGTTGACTTCCACATTTTGTTTTACCTCTGTTTGCTCCATATTTTTTTCTTCTGACATAGTATTTTGGTTTTAAAAATTGGTTATTACATATATAATATACTAAGATTTTTAATATAAACCTTATAAATTTGATTGATAGTAGTAGATTTTTTGCAGTATATAGCTAAGATTACTTTTTCTTCTTATCTTCTTTCTTTTTTGCATTACTTTTTACATCATATTGGTTTTTATTTTCCCTTGCAATTTGAAGATTTGTATTTGCAATATCCTTCTGATTAGCTAATTTTTCTCTCTCAATATTAAGCTTAGATTTATCATTACCATCTTGTATAGCGGCTTGCTCTCTCTTGAAATTCATTTGCTCTCTATACTGATCTCTTTCACGTATATCTTGCATTGCATCTTGGAAATCATTTTGTTGATTTTGATTAATATCAACTTGAGATCCATAACTAGCTGATCTTATCTCAGCAACAGTAATATCTTTTTGAATTTCTTTATCCATCTTCTCTTTTTCAAATGCTCTTTGTTTTTCAGCTTCTTGTGCTTGAGCTTGAATTTGCTGTTGTTGCATTTGTTCTTGCTGTTGCATTTGTTCTGCTCTTTCTTTATCTTGTCTAGTTTGAGAATCTTTTAAGATATCAGTTACTTCTGCAATTGAATCTGCTTTAATAACGTTTCCAAGATCATAAATAGTTGCACCTGTTGTATTATTAGTAAGTGCCATTTGTTTTAATTGTTCTAGAGTATTTCTATGATTAGTTTTGGTAGTACAAAAAATATTAAAATCTCTAAGTAATAATTCTGTTCCATTTATTGTAAAATTAACTTTCTCAGCTTCAGAAGACATATATGTTAATCTTAATGATGGTTTAGTAGAATTATAATATTGTGCCAGATCAGTTCTCATAGAATGAACTCTTGGCATTAAATAATCAGAATGTTGTACAAAATATTGTTCTGTTTGTGCATATGATTGTTGCATTGCTTGAGTTATACCTGTTGCTGTAGCATGCTGATCTATTGGAGCACCCATTCTTTGTGCATTAATTCCAATAGAATCAAAAGCTTGTGTTTTAAAATGATTAGCTAATTGTATTCTAGACATTAATCTATTTGTTTGTTCTAGATTTAATGTTTGATAATGATTAAAGTTTGTAGCATTTTCCGTATTAGTAATAGAAGTATCTAATGGCATCATTTGGAAATCCTTCATTGCAACAAAAGCTTTTGCAAGATTATTTTTACCCCAATCTTCTCCCATTGAATGACGTGGTAATGCATTTTGATCAAACATAATAACAGTACCTAATTCATCCACTAGAATATCTGCAATCTGATTATTAACCATATTATAACCTATTTGATATGGTTTCATTAAATCAACTAATGAAGTAGATCTTGTATTTCTATCAGAGAATACTCTTCCTTCTACAGGAAGCTTACATCCATATAATGTATTATCACCCTTAAACTGATAATGTACTTTACCAATATCTCTTTGATTTATTCCTAAATAAATTGGATTTAATTCATCTGATGCTTCTGTTCTCCAAGATGTAGGTGAATTAGGTCCAATTTTAACACCACCCCAAACTTCATTAATCCAGATCCAATCAATATGCTCACCTTCTATTAAATTATCTTTTGTTTTTTGTTTAAATAGTTTTGTATTATAAATTGGTTTTTCAGTTACTTTATATGCTTCATCAATTATTTCTTGAATAATATCTCCTTCTTTAGTAATTCTTGTTAAATGACCAATTTTTCTTTGAGTTTTCCAATATGCTGTTGTAACTCTAAGCATATCTCCATCACCCCATGTATGTATATCATCACCTTCACCTAAGATCCAATTAACAATATCTCCTCCTCCATTAGGATTGGCATCCCAGTTACTCATAAATTGTCTATATGCTAAACCAGGCATTTCTGTATTCCAAGCATGTGATTTTGTTGCATCATAATATGAACCATCATTTTGCATTCCTCTAACCATATATCTTGCATTTGCAGCAGGATGTATTTGGTTCATTGAATATAATTGTTCTTCATTCATAAGATAACCATACTTATCAATAACATCTGCAACAGTAAGCATATCACATTTTCCTACAAAATTAGAATCTGATATATATCTTGAATCAGGAGATTTTTGATAAAACGTTAAAGCAGGATTCCATAATTCAATATCATAATCATCTTCCATCATTCTAAAATGCCAAAATTCTCTATCACAAATAAGCATATCACGAAAACCTCTTTCTTCAAGTTCATTCATCTTAAATCTTTCCTCATCAACATTTAATTGATGAGATGCCCATTCTTCAATTAGACTTCTATAATCTTTAGAAAAGAAATCTTCAATTTCTGGAAGAGATTTTAAATTCTCAGTAGATAATTGTTCTTGAACTTCCTCTGATTCAGGATCAGCACCTTGCTGAATCATCTCAATCATTAGATTATTATATGCATCAGTTAATAAATTCTCTTCAATTAATGCTCTTTTAGATTCAAGCATCTCATTATATGATGTATCATCAACTGCTCTAAATTGTACTTTATGAAATCTTTTAGTAAATTCTCCCGTAAGTACATTAATAACATTAGGTACAATAGGATAGAATTTTAATTCTAATGCTGAATCATCTTCTTGTGTAAGAACTTCAACTAACTCTCTATATTCATTATTCTCTTCAACAATATAATCAGTTTTATCTATTATTCCTTTTGCAAGTTTATAATTCTTTAAAACTTTACGTGAATTTTTTCTAAGAAAATCTAGACCTCTAGTCTCAAGCCAATCCATATTCCATTGAGTCCAATTGTCATCTTTCTCCTTAGAAGAAACAAATTGTATAGGTTGTGTTAAAGATGCATGTACTGAAGGTCCTTTAGCCTTAGCACCTTTTTTTATTTGCATTGCGTTGAGTACTCTCATATTCTAGTTATCTTTTTTTGTTGGTTCTTCATAAATAATAGCACTGATGTATATATACTCAATAAAAGAAAATTCTCCTATTCCGTCTACTGTTGTTGTTGTTACCCAATTATACATTATTTCAAGTTTTTATATGGTGATCTCTTTTTACGTTTTCCCATTGAGTTATTTCTACCTATATTTCTAAAAGGTCCTATACTTAATTTACTAAATTTCTTTGAGTTATCCAAAGGTTCTAAAGATTTATCTCTTTCTTTTCTCTTAGAGTAGCCTCTATTTGCTTGTTGAATCTTAACAAATGCAATAAGTGCAGCAAATGCAACTAGTCTATCCACATTAAGTCCAGGGTAATATTGTAACATTTCTGTAAGTAACATTTCATCAGGAATTCTTTCTACACCATATTTAACACTCATAACTTCACCATTATCATCTAATTCTTCATCTGTTGCTTCTCTAATAAATTCAATAGCATATGATATAAGATGACTTTTAAATAATGTACCTGTATTCTTCCATCCATATTCTTGAAATACATTGTTATTTGAACCTAGATCTTTTAAGAATACAATTTGTTGTCTTGGAACAAGCCATTTTTGTTTTCTCTTAGCAATCATATGTTGTATAAATAAAGATATATTATTTTCTACTAGTGTCCATGCTTTATACCATTCAATAATTAATTCTAATTGTTCATGTGTTTTATTTATATCATCATATCTACCACACCATGATGCAACAACTTTATCACCTTCAATAAATACTTCTAAACCTTCTGATGTTTCTTTTGTTACTTCAACAGCATTTTTATATACAAATATTGAACATAATGAATCTGATGTAGTTGTTTTACCTTCTGACACCGGGTCAATAGATGCATAGTATGTTCCAAATTCAGGATTATCTATTGGTCTTTCCCATACAACTAAAACACCTGTTTTATCTTCTCTCTTTTTATTTACTGGAAATTCTCTTATTGGTAATTTTTTTGTTCTACTTGCTTTTATACCATCTTGATCTCTTTCTAATTTAATATATTCATATGAATATTCTTTTTCTTCAACTCTTCTAATTTGTTTAGACAATAAACTCTGTGGAAAAATTGATTCTTTTCTATATGCAAATGCCTCAGCAATATCAATTGGTTTCTGTGAGACTCTTAATTGAAATGCTTCAGCTTCTAAATCTTTTTTCCATTCTTCTCTTTCTGTTCTAATTGATTTAAGTGCTTCTTTAATTTTAGAATTACCATATTGATCTATAAAAGGAGGCATTGACCATTGTTCTGGAATAAATAAACCTGCAATACCAATAGTACCTTTATCATCCATTAAATCTGTTTGAACTCCTAATATACCATTAGCTTCTGGATTAAGAATAAATGTCTTTAAAGGTTTACAATGATCAAGATCTCCAACAGATCCTGCAGCTATAAATTGTCCAGTTGTCATCATTCCTGAAGTAAATGCAGGACGTAGGTATTCATATGTTTTATCCATCTTAGGAGCAATACCTGCTTCTTCATGAAAAAAGTATGTACATGGACCACCTACTCCTGCTGTTGCATTTTTTTCAAAAGATGATCCTTGTATTTTAGATCTAAGACCTTTCTGTGTTTTTCTATTATTTATTCTAACTTCAATCTTTTGTTCCCATAATAATACTTTTCCAGGATTAGAAGGTCTATACCAGGCAGTATGTTCATTTAAAAATGTTTGATATTCATCTAAAAATTTCCATGATCCTTTATCATTAATATAATCTTTTAAAGCTGCACCAATTTTTAATACAGCTCCTTCTTCAAACCAATACATATTTATTAGTTTACCCATATGAAAATAGGATGATGCAATCTGTCTTTTCTTAAGTATTGCAACATGTTTATAACTAATCTCAGCCATTAATTCATATAATGCCATATGATATTGAGCATCTCTTACTTTTGCAAAACCATATTCTTTTTCTTCTTTATCATAAATAGGAAGAAAATTTAACCACATATAATAATCCCTAGTAAGATACCATGTTTTTCCTTTATTCTTATATATTACACCTTCTCTACATTTATTTTTTTGATCTTCCCAATAGGTCATAAAATCTTTTGATCTCATTGGTTTATCACAATAAAAACCTTGTTTATTAAATATTCTAGCTTGTTTATTAAATATAAAGGAAGTTTTATCAAACTTATATTTACCAGGTTCTTTAAACATTAAATCAATAAATTCTCTAAAAGATTCTACTGATTCAAACTCGGTTGTAGTCCAAGTACCATTATTGTATGTAGGTATAATTCTATACACTTACAATAATTGCTAATATATCTTGTTTATTTATTAGCAAGTGTTGTTCTCCTTCATGAGACATGTTTACTGGTTGTGCATATTCACCATATTGAATAAGATCTCCTTCTTCAATACCTTCTACATCATCACCTACAGATACAACATATGCCTTTAATTCTTTAGTTTGTGCTGCATCAGGAATATAAATATTTGTATCTCCATAAGTTTCTTTTGCTTGTATTTGTTTAACTAAGACTTTATTTCCAATTGGTATTACT